GTACTTGTAATGTTATGAGCGACGTGCATCATATAGTTCCAATCAAGTCAGGTGGGGCAATATATGATTTGTCTAATCTTATAAGTCTTTGTAGGAAGTGTCACAACGAAATTCATAGGAGGTAAAAACAATGGGGAAAAAACATTTCACGAAAAAAGAGTTGGATGCAAGAGAGGAAGCTAAGGAAGCATTAAAAAGAGGTAATGTTGAGATTGAAAAACCTGAGTCGATAAGGAAAAATAAAGAAGCATCCCAATTATGGAATAAAATAATAACAGATATGACCGGTATAGATATTTTGGATAATTTGGATTCAAATGTATTGGCTACTTTTTGTCATATAGAACTTTTGAAAAATAAAGCGCTAGAAGACGGAGACGTTGCTTTATATAACAGACTTAGTAACACAGCGTTATCATACGTAAAAGAACTAGGTTTAAGTCCTCACGCACGGGTCAAGCTCGCGACAAAACGAGCAAACGATAAAGTAGAAAAATCGGAAGAGACGGATATGTTCGGATGAAACGCGGGATAGATTATGCGAAACAAATCGTAAATAAAGAAATACTGAGTGGTGAATTAGAATATTTATCGTGTGTAAGATTTTTGGAGGACTTAGAAAAAGACTGGGAATATGTATTCGATGAATCAAGAGCAGAACGTATTATAAAATTCATAGAAAATTACTGTAAACAAAGTAAAGGTGTTTTTGCAGGACAGACAATCACGCTACTCCCATTTCAAGTTTACGACTTAATTAATATTTTTGGTTGGGTTAATAAAAAAGACGGAGCAAGACGATTTACTAGAGCGTTTATAGAAATGGCGCGTGGAAATGCAAAGAGTACAATAATGAGTGCAATTGCACTGTACGGAATGATGTCTGATGTTATCTATCCCCCTGACAAACCAAATGAAATTCTTTTTGAGAAAAATCCACAGGTCGTTTGTACGGCATATGATCGTGAGCAAGCAAGAATAGTATTAGACGAAGCGAAAACAATGGCTCAAGCTTCTAAAGAAATACTTAAAAGACTTACAGTAAAAAAAGGATATGTAGAACATAAACAACGAGGTGGAAGTTTAAAAGCACTTAGTAAAGACACAAGAAATAAAGATGGTATGAATGTTAGCATAGCTATTTTAGATGAAATTCATACCCATAGAACTTCAGAAGTTATGGATATCATACTTTCCGGATTTGGGAAAAGAGTACAAAATTTAGCATGTATCATAACAACAGCAGGAACAGACGCTGAAAATAATATTGGTAAAAAAGAACATGATATTTGCGAGAAGATACTTAGAAAAGAAATCATAGATGAAAGTTATTTTACAGTTATAAGACAATTAGATTTAGGAGATGATCCGGCGGACGAGAGTCTCTGGATAAAAGCCAATCCAATGCTTAGGACTGAAAATGATTATACTATAAAATTGAAAGAAGCTATACAGCAGAATTACAACATAGGATTCGGATCGGGAGACGCATCTAAGAAAAGAGAATTCTTAGTAAAAAGGTGTTGTTTGTGGCAAACTGATAGTGACGATAAATTTATGGCAGGGTTAATGGATCGATACAAACAATTAGAAGTAGAAAATTTCGATGAGTTAATTAAAGACAGACCTTGTTGGGTTGGAGTCGATCTATCAAAATGTAGAGACCTAACAGCGATAGGAAAAGTCTGGAGATTAGAAGACGGACGTTACGCAGTAGACGCTCACGGGTTTATGCCAGCAGAGCGTTGTCAAGAACATGAACACGGAGATAGAGTACCTTATAGAATGTGGTCAAAAGACGGATGGGTAACTATAACACCCGGTGCAGTCACAAGAATTTCAGCAGTTGAAGATAAAGTGAAAGTTATAGAAAACACACAAGAAGTTTGTTACGATCCTTATAGCGGATGGGAATTCGCTAATAACTTAGAAGCTGAAGGATACTTGATGGTTGAAATACGACAAGGTGTAAATACCCTTTCGGAACCAACCAAAAAATTTAGAGACTTAGTTTTAGAAGGTAAAATAATACACAACGGAAATCCTCTCCTAACTTGGTGTCTAAGTAACGCTTTTGAAGTTGTTGACAACAATGGAAATATTAAATTAAGTAAGAAACACACAAGCGATTCTCAAAGAATTGACGCTATAGCAGCGGTTATAAATGCTATGGTTAGAGCATATGTACCTGAGCAGAAACAACATAACGTTTACGAAGATCGTGGCGTTAGGGTACTATAGGAGGTGCTAGATTGAGATGCAGAAAACAGTATTTCAAAGATTATTATATACAGAATAAAGATAAATACAAAAAATATTATGAAGAAAACAAAGAATCCATATTGGCTAGAAAAAAGGAATACGTAAAGAATAATAAAGATAAAGTAAAGATTTCAAATGCAAAACGTAGATCAAAAAAGAAGAAACTATTAAGTGATCTAACAAATGAAGAATGGGAAACGATTAAAGAATTTTTTGGTAATACATGTTGTTATTGTAATAAAAAATCAAAATTAAATCAAGATCATTTCATACCTTTGTCAAAAGGTGGAGTGTACAGTAAGAATAATATATTGCCGGCTTGTGGATCATGTAATAGTTCAAAAAATAATAATGACTTTAAAAATTGGTATCAAAATTACAAACATTATAATAAAGATAGAGAGCTTAAAATACTGAATTATATAAAGGAGGTGAGTAAGTGAAATTTAGAATACCTTTCACTAAAAAAATAATAGAAGTACGGGGATTGCAGAATCCGCCAACTTGGATGAGAGAATTTTTCGGCGGAGGTCAAGTCGCAAAAAGCGGAGTTGATGTTACTGCAAATACAGCTTTACAAGTTAGCACAGTATTCGCTTGTGTCAGAGTAATAAGTGAGACAGTTGCTAGTTTACCACTTTTTCTATACAAAACAAGCGAAGGCGGTAAACAAAAAGCTTTATCTCATGATTTATACAATCAAATATACGTTATGCCAAACTCAGAAACTACAGCATATGAATTTTGGCAAATGTTTATTGTAAACTTACTTTTGACCGGAGACGGTTTTGCTTATATAATAAGAAATGGAAACGGTCAAATATCTGAACTTTGGAATATACCTTCCAGTCGAGTTACAATCTATAGAAATGAAAACACTAAAGAACTATACTATAAGATTAGAACAGATAAAGACGACGTTATACTATATCCTGAGAACGTTATGCATGTAAGAGGAATGAAATTTGACAACTTAGATGAATCAATAGATCCAATGAAAATCGCACGAGACGCTCTAGGATTAGCAATAGCTCAAGAAGAGTACGGTTCTAAGTATTTTGCGAACGGAGCAATTGTTGGTGGAATAGTAGAACATCCCGCTGCACTTAGCGATAACGCGTTCAATCGATTTAAAAATTCTTTTAATGACAGCTATCGAGGAGTTGGAAATAGTAACAAAATATTATTTCTCGAAGAAGGTTCGAAATTTACTAAAATATCAAATACACCTAATGAGTCGCAAGCGATCGAGAGTAGGCAATTCCAAGTCTTGGAGATATGCAGATATTTTGGTGTACCGCCTCACAAAATTTTCGATTTATCAAGAGCTACATTTTCAAACATAGAGCAACAAAGTATTGAATTCGTTCAAAATGCTATATTGCCTTTAACGGTTAAAATAGAACAGAGTATTTATAAAGATTTATTATTACCTAACGAGCGACGTAGATATTTTGCAAAATTTAATTTGAATGGATTACTTCGAGGCGACACAACAGCACGAAAGGATTTTTATGTAGCGATGTTGCAAAACGGAGTTATGAATCCAAACGAAGTCAGACAACTTGAAGATATGAATAAGTACGACGGTGGAGACAAATATTTGGTAAATGGCAACGTACTAGATATAGAAGATGTTGGCGAAGGAGGTGAAGATGATGCAGATAGAGAAGAGATCAATAATATCAGAAATGACGGCTGAGGAAGAAAAAAGAACTATAGCAGGTTACGCAGTGAAGTGGAATGAACTAAGCGAGCAATTAGGTTTTTTTAGAGAGAAATTTAGTAAAGGTGCCTTCAAGGATAGTCTACTAGATAAACAACAAATGGCACTTTGGAATCATAATACAGATGTAGTCTTAGGTTCAACTAGAAATCAGACATTAAGATTAAGTGAAGATGAAGTAGGGTTAAGATTTGAAATAGATCTTGCAAACACTACTCAAGCAAACGATATTTACGAACTCGTTAAAAGAGGGGACATCAATGGTGTGAGTTTTGGATTTTATGCTGAACTTGAAGATTGGGAAGATAGAAGCGATACGGCAGTAAGAACTATTAATAGAGCCGATTTAATAGAAATAAGCCCAACACCTTTCCCAGCTTATAGTCAAAGCGAAGTTAATGTAAGAAGTCTTGAAGAAAGATATCAAGAGTTTAAGAAAAAATCTGAAGAGGACGACAAGAATAATGAATGGATAACCAATTTTAGAAAAAAAATTAATGGAGGTATTTAAAAGATGAGTAAACTATTAAGCTTGAAAGAAGAAAGAGGACATTTAACAACAGAAATCAGAAAAGCTATGGAAGGAAATGACGAAACAGCATTAAAAGAATTAGAAACAAAATTTGACACATTAAACGGTAAAATCTTAGCAGAAGAAAGACAATTAGAAAGAGAGCGTCTGAATGGCGAAGTAGAAAAGAAAGTAGAAGAAAGAAAAGTTGAGAAATCAATCGAAGAAAAAAGAAGCGACGCTTTCAAGAAATTTATAACAAGCGGAAACGGAGCAGAGTACAGGGATATACAATTACACAATGCAACTCAAGCTGGATTTTTGGTTGCTCCAATGCAGTTCTCAAACGAAATCATAAAAGGTGTAGACAACGATCTTATATTACGTCAATTAGCTACAAAGTATATTTTGAACGGAGCTCATAGTCTTGGATTTGCAAAACGTGACGCAAGAGTTTCAAGTGCGGCATGGGGAGTTGAAATAGCACAACCTACCGCTGACACTAGTTTGGCTTATGGAAGAAGAGAATTCAAACCTAACTTTGCAAGTGGACTTGTTAAAGTATCTAAAGAATTATTGAGAAATGCACCAAACGTTGAAGGTGAAGTACAAAAAGAAATCGCTTACGAGGTTGGAGTACTTTTAGAGCAAGCGTACATGGAAGGCGACGGAATAGGAAGACCTCTAGGATTATTCACAGCTAACGCTGATGGAATAAGCACTAGCAGGGACGTGTCGACTGGAAACACTACTACTTCTATAACTGTGGATGGTCTTAAAAATGCAAAATATAGTTTGTTGCCGCAGTACATGAATAGCGGAAATCTTAGATGGTTATTCCACAGAGATGCGATACTTCAAATCTCTAAATTAAAAGATGGTAATGGAAATTACTTGTGGCAGGAATCTATAGTTGAAGGTGAACCTTCAAGATTGCTTGGAGTACCTGTGATCATGAGCGAATATGTGCCTAACACATTCACAACTGGACTTTACGTAGGTATGATAGGTGATTTCAGTCAGTATAGAATTGTTGATAGTGCGTCTTTAGAATTACAAGTATTGAATGAATTATATGCAGCTACAAACCAGGTTGGTTATATGTATAGAATTGCAACTGACGGAGCACCTGCTCTAGAGGAAGCTTTTGCACGTGTTAAATTAGCGTAATAAATTAAAATAGGAGGAAAATTAAAATGATATTAAGTTTATTAAAAGAATGTAAATTTCAAAAGGTAATCGATACTCAAGCGGACGGAACAGGAACAACTGTTGGAGATACTCTAGATTTAGGAAGCGCTGATAGCGTAATAGGAATTTTAGCACTAGGGGATGTTGATAATACTTCAGTAGTAACATTACAACTATTTGCAGGAGACGAAAGCGATATGAGCGATGAAGCAGTGCTTGGTACTACAGCAACTTATACTGCAGCAGCTGCTGACGCAGACGATAAATTATTAGTGCTAGACTACATTGGCTTACAAAAAAGATATGTTAGATTTAAAGTTGTAGTTGCTACAGCTAATGCAGTAATCGAATCGGTGGTTTCTGGAATATACAACCAAAGAGCATTACCTGTTACTCAGTCTAGTGATGTTATTGACGGAGAATTAGGATTAGGATCGTAATAAGTGAGGGGCTTAGTCCCCTCTTTTAAAAAAGGAGG